TCCAAACACTACAGAACAAGAGCTGATTGAAACAGAGACGGACATCCTTAACGGAGGCAGAAAGCCATGAAATATTTAGCTTTGTTGTTTTTAGTTGGATGCTCTGGCTATGACATCACAAAAAACAATCCACATTTTTTAGACACTCAAAAAGGATACGCTAGAATCTATGAGGCTAAAAAGATTGAACCAGAAGCTTGTGGAGAGCCAAATTACAAATTTGAATACACTGGGCAAACTAAACCCATTTCTGAAATGAATGGTTATGTTTGCCTTCCAGTTGACCAAGTTCAATATAATCTTAGATTTTACAACGACTATTTAAAAAGAAAAGCTAACTGTCAATAATGCAAGAGCTACTTTTTAAAGCAAAGTTTCCAGTACCCATTCATGCTATAAAAAAGAACAACAAGCAAATTGCGTTTAATAAGGCCGCTGGGCGACGATTTATCATGAGCAATAACAAGGCTAGGTTTTATGAGGAATGGCTCAACCAGAAGCTTATTACAGAGAAATTAAAGCAAAGACTGGACACCATCACACACAAAGTTCACGTTTGCATGAAATTTTACTTTCCTAAGACTAAGTTTTATACAAAAAAAGGTGAGCAGAATAAAAAACTAGCAGACTTGAGCAATCTTTATCAAGCTGTAGAGGATGCCCTTCAAAGTTCTGGGGTTATTGAAAACGATAATCTCATTGAATCGCATGATGGATCGAGAAGGCTTCCAATCGATGACACAAGCCACTGGCTGGAAATTACGATTTCTGCTTATCAAGATTAGCTTTTAATTCAAGCAAAGCCTTTTCAATCAACGAAGTCACATAGGCCGTTGAATCATAGCCCTTTTGCTTTGCCATGACATAAGCATCGTATGCGTCTTTAGACAAACAGAAAGTTTGCTTAATTTTAGTTTTAGACTCTTTTAATTTAGGTAGTGCGTTTAAATCCATTTATTAAATTGCTCCGAGCAAAGGGAAAATGAAAGGTAAACCCGATGCCCAGAGCTGTCTCCTGCATAAAATCAAACCACATACAAACGATAAATCAACCTTAAAAAAGTAAGAAAAAATAAGAATAGTCTTACTTGATGTTTGCAAATTGCACATTTCTTATGAAGTCATGGGCTTTCAATTTGGTTTATTAGACTCAAAAGAAGAAAACGAAAAAAAGCTTAAAGCTTTTGACGATCAAATGTCTTTCTTGCCTGTGAGCAATCTACAGGAACGCTTTGAAGGCACACCATCGCTTTCAGAACTTGAATTTGAAATAATGCACATGACCTTAAGTGGTTTTGAAATCAAAGAAATATCCCAAAAAATATACAGAACAATAGCTTGTGTTAAATGGCGCCTGTCACACGTTTACTGGAAGTTTGGGGTCGACAATAGACTTCAGCTTATCAACAAGGCCGCATCAGAAGGCCTCCATTTTATTAATGAAAAATCAGGCATCAAACACTCATTCTCAATCAACGTAGATATGCAAGGACACCTTAAAAATGAAAGATAGCATAACCTTTACTGAGCTATTTCAAAATAGACATCATTTTTTTAATCTATCTGAAAACGAAATAGAGCAAAAAATAAATAAGCTTCACAACGATATCAACAACCTTAGAGAGCTTAGAAAAGAGCTTCAGTTTACTTTAAAGATCATTAGGAAACTATCTGAAGTGTTTACATCTGAAAACCAAAGAGCCTTAGCTTTAAGAGTGTTAGACGCTTATCCAGAGCTAGGAACGCCAAAGCAGGTTCAAGTCGTAGTCTGGTCTTTACTAGGAAAGAACACAAAAGACATCGCAAGAGAGCAATGCGTTTCAATTCAAGCGGTTAAATTTATCAAGACAGTAATTTTAAGAAAAACAAAACATAAAACGATGACAGCTTTGTTGGCTGAAATTGTACAGAATGAAGTGATGAAGAAAGAAACAAATGAAAATACATTGTAAATATGACGAGCTAAAAAATCCAAAAGAACTAAAGAATCATCCGAAAAACAGAAATAAACACGGACAAGATCAGATTGAAAGATTAGCTGAGCTTTATAAGTATCACGGAATCAGACATCCAATTATTGTGTCAAACTTGTCAGGATTTATTGTAGCAGGTCACGGAAGAAAGCTCGCAGCCATCAGAGCAGGAATTAAAGATATGCCCGTTGTTTTTCAGGACTTTGAATCAAGCGAGGCTGAATATGCCTTTATTCAAGCAGACAACGCAATCGCACTATGGGCTGAGCTTGATATGGCTGAATTTTGTTTTGATTTAATAAAAGAATGCAAAAGTGTTTACGACGGATTTGGCGGATCAGGTTCAACACTAATCGCCTGCGAAAAAACAAACCGCAAATGCTTCATGATGGAGCTAGATCCTCATTACATAGATGTAATTATTGCTCGCTGGGAAAAATTCACTGGCAAGAAAGCTGAGCTTTTAAATGGCTAGACCTAGAAAAAAAGTAGATGAAAAACTATTGGAAAAATTAGCTTACATTCACTTAGACGATAAATATATTGCTCTATGTTTGGGTATCTCTGTAGACACGTTACATCGGCGTTATGCTGATAAAATAGCAGAAAGTCGAGCGAATGGAAAAGCAAAATTGCTCTCTAAGGCTTGGTCTAAGATCGAAAACGGAGACTGGCCAGCTATTAAATTTTTATTACAAAACTATTTAAAACTTACAGACAAAATTACACACACAGTTGATGAAGAATCAAAAGGCGCTTTCGTATTTAACTACAACACAAAGCCAATGAATCAGGACAAAAATGATTAAAATTAATTTACTAAAAGGCAATAACCTTGAAACACTAAAGCAATTATCTGATAACTCGGTCGATTCAATCGTAACCGATCCGCCTTATGGACTTTCATTCATGGGCAAAAAATGGGATTATGACGTGCCGACTACAGAACTTTGGCAAGAGTGTTTTAGAGTTTTAAAACCTGGCGGCCATTTGCTCGCATTCTTTGGCACTCGCACTTATCACCGAGGCGTTGTCAGAATTGAAGACGCTGGTTTTGAAATTCGCGATCAAATTCAATGGATTTATGGCAGTGGTTTTCCTAAGTCACATGATGTAGCTAAGGGCATTGATGTAGCTAAGGGCAAAAAAATATCTGAAAACCGCTCAATGAGTGGTGGAAATTATGAACGATTAAGGCATGAATTAAAAACTTTAGAAGCAAAACAATGGGACGGCTGGGGCACAGCTTTGAAGCCAGCCAACGAACCAATCGTTGTTGCAAGAAAGCCATTAGATAAAGGGCTGACGATTGCTGAGAATGTTTTGAAGTATGGAACAGGCGCGATCAATGTTGATGCTGGGAGGATAGCCACATCCGATGAAATACCATCGACCACGAACCAGAATATAAAAAATAACTCTTATAAAACTGATAATTCAGATCCTGAGAGAGATACAGTTTACACACAACACGCTCAAGGCCGATGGCCAGCTAATGTGATTTTAGATGAGCAAGCTGCTGAAATGTTGGATGAACAGAGTGGAACAAAAATTAGAATGTCCTCTTGTATAGGTATTAAAAGAACATCTCAACACTCTTTCAACATTGGCCAATCGAAAGATCAAAAGGGTCAAACTATTTCAGCGAATGAATACGGCGGCGCCTCTCGTTTCTTTTATGTCGCGAAAGCTTCAAAGTCTGAAAAAAACAAAGGGCTTGAAGGTTTGCCATTAGTTGAGTCGGGAATAAAAAACGATTCAGGTCGGGGATTTTCAAAGTCTGATCCTTACAAAATTATTTTAAATCAAAACTTTCACCCCACAGTAAAACCAATCAAGCTCATGCAATACTTAATTAAACTCGTAACACCGCCTAACGGAACAGTCCTTGACCCTTTCATGGGATCCGGCTCGACAGGTGTCGCAGCTAAAGAATTAGGATTTAACTTTGTTGGTTGTGAACTAAGCCCAGAGTATTTTGAAATAGCTCAAAAAAGAGTAAATGGATAAAACAGTAAGCCTCATTGAGATTTATAAAGGGATGTCAGAGAAGCAGCTTCAAGATGAAATTGATGCCATTTTTGATATTGTTTTTGCTGTCTTAGAGGCCACTGAATCAGATTCAATCGAGCAATTTCCAAGTCCAAATGTAAAACTAAAAATAAGCTGCGAAGTTATAAAAGACGAAAGTAAATACTATTGTTAGACAGATCAACACCATCAGTATTTGAATTTAGTCCAGATCACATTCCTTTTCAAAGAAAGGTTATGGACGATATTACTTATGGGTTTGACTATTCTTTAGGTTATCATGAATTGCTTTTGTCTGGATCAGTAGGTTCTGCAAAGTCTCTTTTGTGCGCTCACATCATTGTTAGGCATTGCTTAGAGCATAAAGGAGCAAAAGTTTTAATTGGGCGCAGGTCTTTGCCTGACCTTAAAGACACTCTTTTTACAACAATCGTTGAGCATTTAGAGTGTGAAAGGCTCAAGGAAAATAAAGACTACAGAATCAATTATTCAAGTGCCTACATTGAGTTTTCAAATGGCTCAGTTATCATGGGCAAAAGCTGGGCAGACAAGAAATATAAAAAGTTTAGATCATTAGTTTTATCAATGGCTGTCATTGAGGAGGCCGTTGAAAACACAGGTGATGATTATAAAGCCCTCATTGAAATCAGACAGCGTGTTGGTCGACTTCCACACATTAAGCAAAACATAATCATATATGCCACCAATCCAGATTCACCTTCCCATGAGCTTTATAAGTATTTCTTTAATGAGAAAAAACCAAACAGACATATTTACTTTTCATTAACAGAACAAAATCCATTTCTACCTAAATCCTATGTGGAAAACCTTAAGGAAAACCTACCACCCAAAGAAGCAGAAAGAATGCTAATGGGTAAGTGGATCGAAATAGACAAAGAAAGAATTTACTATGCCTATAATTCAGACGTTAACTTTAAATCAGAGGATTATGTTATCAATCCTTATTTACCTGTCAGCATTTCTTTTGACTTCAATATAGGTATTAACAAGCCGATGTCGTGTTGTCTTAGTCAATATGATAGATCAACGGACACATTTCATTTCTTTGACGAAGTTGTAATTCACGGATCAAGAACTGAAGACGTTTTGGAAGAAATCGCTGCAAAAGGTTATTTTGATATGCCTGTGATGTTTGAAATTCATGGTGACGCCACTGGCGGCGCAAGGACCACAAACTCCAAGTGGTCAAACTACGATTTAATAGATCAATTTATAAAACAATATAAATCAAAAACTAATCCTCTACTAAAGGTTAATCATAGGCTTTTAATTCCTTCTGTAAATCCTCCAATTCGTGAAAGACATATCATTGTAAATGCTTATTGTCGAAACATGAAGGGCGATGTCCGTCTTTACGTTTACAAGAAATGTAAGACTCTGCACGAGGGCATGAAGCTTACAGCACTCAAAAAAGGTGCAGACTACTTAGAAGATGATAGCAAAGAATATCAACACGTTACAACTGCCCTTGGTTATCGTGTTGTTTACACATCACAAAATAAAGTTATTGTGAAAGGCGGAAACATTCGATGAATATAAACTTACTTGATCCAATTGTTAGAAAGCAAATTGTTGCAGACATTAAATCATGGGAAAATGTTGAGCGAAAAAGAAAATCACTAGAAGCTTTTGAAATCTACAATGACAGAGCTTATCAATATGTTTATTCAAAGCTTTGTAATCAGCTAACCAAAGAAACTGTAAACACAATGGCGATTGTTTCCAATCTCAACGTGGCAAAAGCTGTTGTAAACAAGGAAGCTAGCGTTTACCTTGACGAGCCTGAAAGAGAATATCCAGAGCTTAATGAATCAGATAAAGAAGTATTAAAAAAGGTTTATGAAGAATGCGGCTTTAACACATCGCTAGCTAAATCAAACAAATACTTTAAGCTTAACAACCAATCATTTTTGCAGGTTGTTCCGAAGTACGGAAAGTTAAAACTTAGAGTTTTACATGGACATAACATCGATGTTATTCCAGACGCAGACGATCCAGAGACGGCCTATGCTTATATTATCTCTACATTTGATAAATCACAGTGGATAAGAGCAGGGCAAGATCAAATAAATCAAACAACGGCTGATGCTGATGATTACAAATCAAGACTAGAACGTTATCAGGTATGGACTAAAGAGATTGTTTTTACAATGGATGGAAAAGGAAATGTGATCGGCGAGATTACTCCAAATCCTATAAAGATGCTTCCATTTGTTGATATTTCAAAAGAAAAGGATTTCGAGTTTTATGTGCGCCAGGGACAGGCGCTTTCGGATTTCACTGTTGATTTCAATGTTGTATGGTCTGACTTAATGCACATTATGAGAATGCAGGGTTACTCAGTTGGCGCTATTTCAGGCGATCCAGAGCTAAAGCCAGAGTCTATGGTTATTGGCCCAGATAGATTTATTTTTCTTCCAACAAATCCAGCAAATCCACTTTCAAAATTAGAGTTTGATTTTAAATCGCCATCTCCAAACATCGACGCTTCATTAAAGGTTGTGGAATCACTAATTGCCACTTTCTTATCTACGAGAGGAGTGGACAAAAAAGCCGTGTCATCAAGCACTCAAGGACAGCAGAATTTTTCATCAGCTCTTGAAAGATTGTTAGCCATGATTGATGAGTTTAGAGCGTCTAAAGAAGACTTTGATTTATTTATTGGCGTTGAGACAAAGCTTCATGAAATTGTGACCAAATACTTAGCTTTATTATCAGGATCAGAATATTTAATTCCTGAATATGCAGTCACACAAGCCGTTGTTGGTTCAAAAATTAAGATTGAATTTGAAGAACCTGAAATGGTTGAAACTGAAGCCGACGAACTAGACAACGCTAAAAAGAAAATTGATCTTGGCATTGCTGATGCTGTTACAGTTTTAGCTGATTACGAAGACATCCCTTTAGAGGATGCAGAAAAAATAATTCAAGAAATTAAAAACAGAAAAGCCAATTCTTTAAGGGGTTTAATCAATGAGCCTTCAGAAGAAAACGCTTAAAGAAAGCGAAGTTAGCACTGACATTAATTTAAAAGAGTTAATGGGAGATTTGTCTAATAATAAAGTCGTCCGAAATGTATTTCTTCAAATGGCTTTAGATAAGCTCCAAGAGCGCCTTGATTCAGGTCGCGGCGTCGATGGGAAGCTTGCACCATATTCTCAAAGTTACAAAGATTCAGCTTCATATAAGATTTGGGGCAAATCATCCACAGTAAATATGCAGTTATCTGGCGATATGCTGGCAGCAATTAAAGAGCTTAATTCAAGTAATGGCAAAATTAAAATCGGCATAGATGACAGTACAGAGGCCGCTAAAGCTTATGGACACATGACTGGTATGAAAGGCCATCCAACTCTTGCTGGCAAGGTTCCAGTGAGGAATTGGTTTGGATGGACTGACAAAGAGCTAGAACAAATTGCTACAGAATTAACTCCAGAGGCCGCCACACAAAAAGAAACAATCACAGATCAAGATGTTTTAAGGATTCTTGAAAGGATGGGCTTTGGCTAAAAATAAAGTGACTATTACAGGAATTGGAAAAGCAAGAGACAATGCGCTCAAGTTTTTAGGAAATACCTTTAAGGATTATTCTTTTTTGTCTGATTTTGGAAAAGAAGCTGCATCTCAGATAGTTAAAAGAACACAAGACGGCAGAGAAGAATACAAACAAAAGCCACTAACAGAATCTACAATCATTTCTAGGGAAATATTGTCTGTTGATAATTCTTTCGGTCCATTTGGATCTGCTAAAAAATCTAATTTAACAATGTCTGGTCAGCTTTTAAGGTCAATTTCATCAAAGGTTGAAACATCAACAAGCACCGTCACTGTTTTTATTCAAAATGGAACCAGATATAAATACATAATTCCGAACAGCATTACTGCTTTGGCCTACAGCAAGAGAAACAAAGAGCTTAGAAATAAATATTTTGCAATTTGGAACACTATGAAGCAGCAGGGCAGTAGCAAATCAACAAATTCAGATATCAAAAAATCTTTAGAAGAAAAAGGGCGTAAGTTCTTTTTTATATCCAACAAACTTCAAGCTCTACTCGAGTCAAAAATAGCCGCACAACTACGCAAGAAACTCGCTCTATATAATAAGGTCGTTAGAAAATTGTCTTAAACAAGGAGACAATTTGATGTCAGAAAATAATCCCAGTGGGAACTCTGGTCAAGCCAGTGGCGATGATCAAGGTAAAAATTCTGTAAGCTACGAAAGCTACCAAAAGGTATTGAACGAAAAGAAAAAGAGCCAAGAAAAGCTAAACGAAATTCAATCACGTCTTGACGAGTATGAGCAAGCTAAACTTGAAGCCGAAGGCAAACTTAAAGAAGCCCTCGACAATCAAAAAAAGCTCGCTGAGAAATACAAGAATGACAATGTTGAAATCGTTAAGCGCGTAGGAACTAAGGCCGCTAAGTCACAAATCGCAAGAGAAGCTGAAAAGCTAGGATGCGTAGACGTGGATGCTGCATTTAACCTTCTTGATCTTTCAGGTTTAGAGATGAACGAGGAATTTGAGTACGACAACAAATCATTGTCAGAAAAAATCCAAGGTTTCGCAAAAGCTAAGCCGTATCTTTTTAAAAAGGATTTTAAGCTACCAAATGACGTAAATCCTAACAACGGATCAATTCCAACTAAAAATCTTTCTGAGCTTTCTGAATCTGAAATCAAAGAATTACTTAAAACAGCAAAATAACAACAATTTCTTCCCTCATAACTAGAGGGCGAAAGGATTTTAAAATGGCAGTAACAGGTAACACACAGTTAGGAGCAACTAAGCAGGATTTAATCGCAGCTTTGGTGCAAAAAGAATTAAAATTTCAAGCAAAATTGATCGGTACAGTTTCGGACGTATCTGCTTTTGCTGTTAAGGGCGCTAAGTCTATTAGCTTTCCTTTAGCTGGATCATTCACTGTTGAGAATAGAGCTTCTGCAACTGCTGGAACAATCCAAGATTTAACATTTGCAAAAGAGCAATTGGATCTTAACTACCGCGCATATATCGGATGGACTGTTGATTCAGTCGACGAGTATCAATCAAATGTTGATGTTCAAGCTGAATACGTTAAGCGTGCGGCTTCTGCTCATGCTCGTAACTTAGATGAGCAAATCTTAACTGTATTAGACGCTTCTGCTGGCTATACTCAAACTGCTGGTATCGATCAAACTAAAATTTTAGCAGCTCGTAAATGGTTGTTAAAAAATCAAGCTGTTTTGTCTGATTGTACACTTGTTGTAAATCCAGACGATGAGGCTTTATTGTTAGCGATTCCTGAGTTTGTTCGCGCTGACGCTTACGGAGCTTCAAATATCCCATCTGGCGTTATTGGACGTATCTACGGATTAAACGTGATGGTTCACACTAAGCCAAACTTAGCAAAATCTTTCATTTATGAAAAATCTGCTGTTGCTTTCGGTTTACAAAAGGCTCCTCAGTACGACGAGCAAAAAGACATCCGTTACC